GACAGCAAGGCGGCCAGCGAGTCGATCAAGAACCGCACCAAGACCCGCAGTTACTACATTCGCCAGGCCGGCGACGACCCCGAGGAAGTGTTCGAGGAGCTGGCCCGCGAGGAGGAGGAGCTGCGCGGAAAAGGCCTGCTGCCCCCAGTGGGCGAGGGCTCCACCGACAACCCCACGGATCCAGACGATGACGAAGACGAAGCGCGCGACGCCGCCTGACCAGGTGGTGCGCGAGATCCAGAGCGAGCCGATGGCCCGCAGCCTCACGGTGATCGAAAGCAGCATCGATCGCGAGGCCCGTACCGCCGAGGTCGCCGTCTCCAGCGAGTACCCGTTCCGGCGGTGGTTCGGCATGGAGATCCTCGACCATGCACCGGAGTCGGTTGACCTCACCCGGCTGAAGAACGGCGCCCCGCTGCTAGATCAGCACGGCGAGTATCGCCAGATCGGCGTGGTCGAGGATGCTTGGCTGGACGGCGACCGCCGCCTGCGTGCCCGGGTGCGCTTCTCGCGCAGCGCCGAGGCCGAAGTGGTGTGGCAGGACGTGGTCGACGGCATCCGCCGGCATATCAGCACCCGCTACCTGATCCACGAAATGGTGCTCGAGAACGAGCGCAATGGCGTGGAGACCTACCGCGTCACCAAGTGGGAGCCCTTCGAGGTTTCCTCGGTTTCCATCCCGGTTGACCCGACCGTCGGCGTCGGCCGTTCGCTAGACCAGCAGCAGCACACCATCACCATCAAGGAAACTCGCATGACAAAGCCCAACCAGACCCCCGGCGCCGACGATAAGCCCAAGCCCGTCACCGGCGACGACCAGCAGCGCAGCATCACCCCGGCCGTACCGCGCGACGATATCCTGGCCCAGGAGCGTCAGCGCGTGGCGGACATCACCGCCATGGGCGACCGCTTCAACCAGCGCAGCCTGGCGACCGACGCCATCCAGCAGGGCTACAGCGTCGACCAGGTGCGCGCCATGATCCTGGAGCGCATCAACCCGCAGTCGACCCCGGCCGGCGGCGGCCAGGGCGGCGATCTGCCCAAGTTCGGCCAGCAGCGCAACGTGACCAGCGAAGGCCTCGGCGTGAGCGAGCAGGAAGCCCAGCAGTACTCGCTGATGCGTGCGCTCAACGCCGCCGCCACCAACGACTGGAGCAAGGCCGGTTTCGAGCGCGAGCTGTCGATCGCCACCGCCGACGCCCTGGGCAAGGAAGCGCGCGGCTTTTTCGTGCCTCACGACATGCTGATGCGCGCGATGATCCACCACCCCAGCGCTTCCATGCGCCGCGGTCTCGAGGTCGGTACCGCCGGCAAGGGCGGCGAGCTGGTGGCCACCGACCTGCGCATCGATCAGTTCATCGACATCCTGCGCAACAAGACGGTGATCGCCCAACTGGGCGCGCGGATGCTCTCCGGCCTCGAGGGCGACCTCGACCTGCCGAAGAAGGTCAGCGGCTCGAACTTCTACTGGCTGGGCGAGAAAGAGGACGTGAACCTCTCCGACTTCGATCTGGCGACCCTGCCGATGAAGCCGAAGACCATCGCCGGCGGTATCCCGGTCACCCGCAAGCTGCGCAAGCAGGCCGCGCTGTCGGTCGAGGCGCTGATCGTGGACGACCTGATCAGCGGTATCGGCGTGGCCATCGACCTGGCGATGCTGCTGGGTACCGGTACCGACAACCAGCCGCTGGGCCTGCTCAACCAGACCGGCCTGGGCGCGATCGAGTACGACGCCCAGGGCATCTCCTGGGGCAAGGTGGTCGATATGGTCACCAAGGTGGCGACCTACAACGCCGACCAGGGCGCGCTGGCGTACCTGACCGGCGTGGTGGAGCGCGGCGCCGCCCAGCAGACCGAGAAGTTTTCCGGTACCGGCAAGACGATCTGGGGCGACGACAACCGCGTCAACGGCTACCGCGCCGAGGCCACCAACCAGATGCCCAACGATACCTGGGTGTTCGGTGACTGGAGCCAGATCGTCATCGGCATGTGGGGCGTGCTGGATCTCAAGCCGGATCCCTACGCCCTGGCAGGCCAGGATGGCTTGATCGTTCGCGTGTTCCAGGACGTCGACGCCAACACCCGCCGCCCCGAGTCGTTCTGCGTAGCGTCCAAGGCGACCGCCGGCTAACAGCTACCCAAGCGGGCAGGTTTGAGGGGCTCCGGCCCCTCTTTTTTCTCCCCATTACCGAACAGGTATTCCCATGGCTCAGCAAGAGATCGACCAGGTCGAGGTTATCGCCAGCGACGATTTCCGCTCCCGCGGAGAGCTGGTCAAGAAAGACAGCCCCTTCAAGTGCACTAAGGGCACCGCCAAACAGCTGGTGGCCACCGGCAAGGCGCGCTGGCCGGAAAAGGAAGCGAAGCCCGACGACGAAGGCGACGGCAAGAAAGCCCCGACCGCCAACGCGAAGAAAGAGCCAGCGAAAGAGCCAGCGAAAGAGCCGGCTAAGTCATGATCGGCGCCGACGACCTGGACGACTTCTTCGACCCGGACGAGTTCGGCTGCGAGGTGCGCCTGGTCGTCGGTGACGACGTGATCGAGATTCGCGGCATGCGCCGCCCGGCACCCCAGCCGACCGACCTGCGCCAGGGCAACCGCTCGCAGGGTGGCGTGCGGGCCAAGCCGGGCGAGCGGGTGCTGCAGATCGCGGCGCATGACCTGCCGACCGACTGGCCCGAGCGGCGCGTCGAGATCGCCGAGGGGCACTTCACCGCGGTGGAGGTGCTGCCGATCGGCCGCATCCGGGTGGGTCTGGTCCTGGTGCCCTACAGCGAGAGGACGACCGAGCATGCAGGGTGGCTTCGAGATTAGCCTGCGCATGCGCGAGGCCCAGAACCGTATGCCCGAGCTGATCGAGGCCACGGCCAAGCAGCTCGAGCTGGCGGTGGGCCGCGCCCTGCGCAAGACCGGCCAATGGCTGCGCACCCACTCGGTGCGCGAGCTGGGCCGGGAGCTGGGTATCACCCAGGCGCCGCTGCGGCAGCGATTCCGGCTCTATCCGCGCGTCGAGGATGGCCAGGTGAAGGTGTGGGTCGGCCTGCGGCCGATCTCGGTGCACTACCTGGGCAGCCCGGCGCAGACCGTGACCGGCGTGCGTGTTGGCCGGCAGAGCTACGACGGCGCCTTCGTCAACCCGATGCGCAGCCGGCACATGCTGGTGTGGCGCCGCAAGGGCCGCGAGCGGCTGCCGATCGAGCGCGTGACCCAGGAGATCGCCGAGCTGGGCGAGGCGGTGGTCCAGCGCTGGGAGACGCGGGTGGAGGCCCGCTTCATCGAACTGTTCGAGCAGGAGGTGCGTTATGTCCTTTCGTCCGCTTGAGCAGCCGTCGGACCTGTTCGACGCGATCCGCGCGGTGCTCCTGGAGCGCATCCGCGATATCGCCGTCGGCAACTACGACGACTTCGGCGCGGCCGAGGCCGGCCGGGCCGGTACCGGCGGCGAGATCCTGATCGAGTTCGAGCGCACCACGCCCGCCGAGCGCGCGCCCGACGGCCGCTACGGCTACGAGTACGCCATCACGCTGCACTGCGTGGTGGGGCGGCACCGGCACCGCGCCGCCCTGGAGGCGGTCAACCTGGCGGCCGTCGTCCAGCGGGTGGCCACCGATGCGCTGTGGGGCCTGCCGGTCGACCAGGTGAAGCGGCCCGAGCAGCTGCGCGCCGAGCCCAGCTTCTACAAGCAGGGCGCGGGCGGCTATGACGCCTGGGGCGTGAGCTTCACCCAGCGCATCACCCTCGGCCCGAGCCTGACCGAGGAAGATCCGATCACGGTGGCCATGCCGGGCATTGCCTGGAAAGTCGACAACGATCTCGACGTCGACGACGAGGCCAGCTACCAGCCCCTGGACGAGCCATGAGAGACCTGATCGACGCGCTGATCCGCGACGCCCTCGCACCCTACCTGGAGCGTATCGCGCACCTCGAGGACGAGATCGAGGATCTGCACCGCCGCGCCCGCAACCAGGGCCGCCGGGGCGTGATAGTGGCGGTCGATCACGGCAAGGGACTGTGCAAGGTGCGCCACGGCGGCAACACCACGCCGTGGATCCGCTGGGCCTGCAGCGCCGCCGGCGAGGTGAGCGAGTGGCGCCCGCCCTCGGTGGGCGAGGGCTGCGAGCTGATCAACCACGGCGGCGGCGACGACAGCGGCCAGACCATCGCCGTGCCGGGCATCCCGACCGCCGCCTACCCGCCGCCGGGCAGCAGCGCCACGCTGCACCGCGTGACGTACAAGGACGGCGCCGTCGCCGAGTACGACTTCGGCAGCCACGTGAACAAATGGACGAATGGACAAACGTCCATCACCCACGACCGCGACGGCATCGAGCTGATGCGCGGTGGTAACGGCATCCGTATCGACGCCAGCGGCGTGCATGTGATCGGTAGCGGGCTGGATCACAACGGCACGAACGTCGGCGAAGACCACAAACACGGCGGCGTGGCTTCCGGCAACAGTCAAACGGACGAACCCATATGATCGGCATGGACCGAGAGACCGGCCGCACCATCGACGGCTGGCAACAGTTCGTCTCGCGCGCGACCCAGGTGCTCACGACGCCGATCGGCGGGCGCGAGCACCGCCGCCGTTTCGGCTCGCGGGTGCCGGAGCTGCTCGGCCGGCTGACCAGCGACGAGGTGCTGATCCTGGCCCAGAGCCGGGGCCTCGCGGCCTTCTACGAGCCGATCAACGGCTTGACCGATTTCACTCCCACGCGCTGCGTCGCCAGCCGCCACGCCACTGGGCTACGCCTGGTGATCGAGGGCACCTGGTACCGGCGCCGCGTGGCCTTCGAGGTGGACGTCTGATGCTGATTCCCGGCCAGAACAAGCTCGCCGAGCCCGAGATCGTCGCGGTACCGCGTTTCGAGACGCTGCTCGAGCAGTTCAAGACGGCGGCGGTCGACTACATCGCCCAGGGCGATGCCCAGATGGCCGCGCGTGTCGCCGAGACCCTGGAGAGTGAGAGCGAGGTATTCACCAAGCTGGTGGAAGCCGCGACGGTGATGCTGCAGGCCGAGCGGCGCTACAAGAACGAACAGATCAAGCAAATGCTGGCCTGGTGGGCCGAGGGCTCGAACCTGGACGCCAAGGTCGCCGACCTGGGCCTCGCGCGCCAGGTGATCGACCCGGGCGACCCGAACGCCTTTCCGCCGGTACCGGCCGAGCTGGAGAGCGACGAACGCCTGCAGCTGCGCTACTACCTGGCACCCCACGCGCCGGCCGCGGGCTCGCGGCTGCACTATCGCACCGAGGTGCTGACGCTTTCGGGCCGCGCCCGCGTGCTGGTGGAAACGCCAGGCGCCGGCGAGGTGGTGGTGCGCTACCTGTTCGAGGAGGACGAGTGGGCGGCCAAGGTGAAGGATGGCCAGGGCCGGCGCACCGCGCCGGGCGAGGTGACCGTGCGGGTGCTCTCGCGGGAGGACGACGACGGCACGCCGACGCCAGAGCTGCTCGATGCCGTGCGGGCGCACTTCGCGCGCCACGACGTGCGCCCGGAAACCGACGAGGTGATCGTCGATGCCGCGGAGGTGGTGCCCTACAAGATCCGCGCGAAAGCGTATATCCACCCCGGCCCGGACAGCGTGCTGACCGAAGAAGACGCCGTCGCGCGCCTGCAGGCCTACGCCGAGCAGCAGCACGCCCTGGGCGGCGAGATCGACCCCAGCTGGGTGTATCACTACCTGCACGAAAGCGGTGCGGTGCGCATCGAGCTGCTCGAGCCGCTCGAGCCGATCGCCGCCGCGTGGTACCAAGCGCCCTGGTGTGAGGCCATCGAGCTCGAGGTAGTGACGCAATGACCAAGCCCCGCGACCACTACAGCCTGCTGCCGGAGAACGCCAGTCGCCTGGAGCGCGCCTTCGAGCGCGCCTTCGGTGACCTGCTCGACGAGATCGAGGCGCCGTTCCCGGCATTGCTCGACCCGCAGCGCACGCCGGCAGAGTTCCTGCCCTACCTGGCGGCTGATCGCGGCGTCAACGAATGGAACGCCAACGCGCCGGAGGTCGAGAAGCGGCGCACCGTGGCCGCGGCTTGGCCGACCAAGCGCCTGGCCGGCACGCGCCGAGCCCTGGAGCTGGCGGTGCGCTCGCTGGGCCTCGAACCCGAGGTGATCGCCTGGCACAAGGCCAGCCCCAGGGGCGAGCCGTACCACCTGCACGTAGTGGCCGTGAACCGCGACGCCCTGGACGGTAACGCCCAGGAGCGCCTGCAGCGCCGCCTCGAGGAGGCCAAGGCCGAACGCGACGTGCTGACGCTGGAGATCGTCGGCGAGTCCCGCGGCTGGGCCTACGTCGGCGCCGTGACCTACGACGGCGACATTACCTACGTCTACCCCTATGCCGCGGAAGATACCGAGGTCGCCGGGCCGTTCTACATCGGCATCGGCTCCGACACGATCGACGCCGCGACCGTTTACCCGCAGTCTTGAGGAGCCACCATGGCCCAGTTCTATACCGTGCTGACCCAAACGGGCCAGGCCAAGATGGCCAACGCCATCGCCTTGGGCACCATGATCGAGATCACTGCCCTGGCGGTGGGCGACGGCAACGGCAGCCTGCCTAACCCCGACGCCAGCCGCACGGCGCTGGTCAACGAAGTGCGCCGCGCGCCGATCAACCGCGTGGACGTGGACGGCGACAACCCCAACTGGCTGATTGTCGAGCAGGTGCTGCCGCCCGATGTGGGCGGCTGGACGATCCGCGAGGTGGGGCTGTTCGACGCCGATGGCGACTTAGTTGGCTACGGCAACTACCCCGAGACCTACAAGCCCACCCTAGACCAGGGCAGCGGCCGCACCCTGACCATTCGGATGGTGTTGGAGGTGACTCACACCGCGGCGGTGACGCTGCGCGTGGATCCCTCGGTTGTTCTCGCTACCCGCAAATACGTCGACGACCAGCGTAAGGCACACGAAGAGAGCTCCAACCACCCCGGCGCCACGGAATCCGCCCAGGGCATGATCCAACGAGCTACCAGAGCCGAGGCCCTAACCGGCACCAACAACACCCGAGCGATGACGCCCAGCCGGGTGCATGAGGCATTCAAGCAATTTGGTCTGGGTGGGGTCGTCGCATCATTACCGGGAAACTCGCTCGATTATCCAGTCGGAACTGTTGCCAGCGGGCTATACTCAGTTACCGAAAGTGCTGGAGATAGACCTGTTAGCGGGGCTGCCGGCTCAGCAATCGTTACGCGCCGCACCCCCTCGGGCGGTGAGTCCCAGATAGTAGTGATTGAAGGTAGCAGTGGTGCTGTTTGGTTCAGATCGCGTCAGAGTGGCACATGGTCCAACTGGCAACGTATAGCCACCGCCGGCGAGCTGACAACTCATGAAGAAGGCCGAAACCATCCGCTGGCGACCGAAACCGAGCGCGGCATGGTGGTACGTGCCAGTCAGGTGCAGGTCAACACCGGAGAAGATGATGAAAAATTCGTTTCTCCAAAGAAACTCAAGGTCTGGGCAGCGCAGTGGGTAAAACAGGCGACTGAAACGGTCGTCGGTATGCTCAAGGTAGCAACCCAAGCTCAAGTCGATGCTGGGGACAGCGATGAAGCCGCAGTCACACCGAAGAAGCTGCGATGGGGTGTGTCGTATAACATGGGTACCAACGGATACCTTGTACTCCCGAGCTGGCTGGGCGGGTTCATTTTTCAATGGGGGAGCGTCTCCGGCAGTGCTCAATCGCCAGGGGTTTTTTCATTCCCTATACAGTTTCCAGCCGGAGCACTGGCTGGCTGGGTACAAATCAACTCAAACTCAGTCTCAAATATAGGCGATGGCTTTACAACGATAAATGTCAATCTTGTGGGCAGGAAAACAGATTACACTTTCTCCACAAGCGTTACAGTCAGTCAAAATCATTACGCCTTTGTCATTGGAAGATAAGATGAAAAAAATGTATTACAGCGCCACCGAAAACTCTTTTTTCCCCTCTTCCTTAAAGAGCAGATATATAGAAAGTAAGAGTTGGCCTAAAGATGTTATCGAAGTCACGACTGAGGAGTGGCGCACCTATGGATTGGAGACTCCTCCAGAGGGCATGCAACGCGGCGCCGATGAAACCGGCCGCCCCGCCTGGGTGCCAACACCCCCCGAGCCACTCGACACACTCGCCGCCCGCAAGCGCACCGAGATCGACACAGCCCGTGATGCCGCCTTCGCCGCCGGCCTGCCCTACTCCATCGCCGGCGAGCCCGATGTGGTCCAGACCCGCCCGCAGGACCAGATCAACCTGCTCGGCCTCTCCGCCAAGGCCCAGCGGCTGATCGCCGCCGGCCAGGAGGACGAGACCTTCACTTTCCGCGGGCTCTCCAACGTCAACCGCACCCTGGCGGCCACCGAAATGGACGCCCTGGCACTCGCCGCCCTGGCGCATATCGAGTCGATCTATCAGCAGTCGTGGGGCCGCAAGGATGCCATCGACGCCGCCCTCGAGGCGGGCGATCGCGAGGCCATCGAGGCCGTGACCTGGTAGCCGATCGGCTCGCCGAAACCCCGCAACACTCCCGCCGCCGCCTGGCGGTTTTTTTGTGCCTGGAGAACGCAATGGCTCAACCCCGCAAGACCTATGTGGTCCTGGTCCCGTTCCCGTATCGCGGGCACTGGACCGCCAAGGGCCAGAAACTCGACCTGCTGCCGTGCGAGGCTGCGCAGCTGCTGCGCGCAGGCCGCCTCGGCGACCCATCCACCCAGGCGGCCAAGAAAACCGCCGAGAAGAAGGCTGACTGATCATGCCCGAGATTCCTAACTTCGAGCATAACGGCATCTCGATCGAGACGAAGCGGCCGCCGGAGCCCATGGGGCCGCTCGGCGAGAACGTCGTCGGGCTGGTGTTGACCGCGCCCGACCGCGACACCGATCGCATCGCCTTGAACGTGCCGTTCCGCATCGCCAACCAGGGCGACGCCCAGCTGCTGGACAGCACCGGCGACGAGCTGGGCACCGGCTGGCACGCGGTGAGCGAGCTGCTCAAGAAGGCCGGCGTGCCTGTCTACGCCGTCGTGGTGGAGGAAGGCGCCACCGACGAGGAGACCAAGGCCAACATCATCGGCGGTATCGACCCGGAGTCGGGCCAGCCGCTGGGCATCGCCGCGCTTGCCGGCTGCCGTGAGGTGCCGACGATCATTGCCGCGCCCGGTTTCTCGCACGACCTGGCCGTCGCCACCGAGCTGGCCACCATGGCCCGGCGGCTGATGTGCCGGGTGGTGCTGGACTGCGACGACGTGTCGATCGACGACGCCATCACCTACAGCGAGTCGCTCGGCGGCGAGGGTACCGGCTTCCGCCGCTGCTACCTGGCCTACCAGATGGCCGAGATCTACTCGCGCGCGGCCCAGGGCAACATCTTCGTGGCGCCCTCGGTGCATGCGGTGGGTGCGCTGGCGGCGGTCAAGCCGTGGGAGTCGCCCGGCAACCAGGGCGTATTGATCCAGGGCGTGTCGCGCCACGTCGACTACAACATCCTGGACAAGAGCACCAACGGCGACCGGCTCAACCGCTGGGGGATCAGCTACTACGCGCGCACCTCGATGGGCGGTTTCTCGCTGATCGGCAACCGCGGCGTAACCGGCGAGTTCATCTCGCATGTGGGCCTCGAGGACGCGATCTGCCGCAAGCTGGTGAAAGCCAGCCAGGTGGCCATGTCCAAGAACCTGACCAAGTCCTTCATGGAACAGGAGGTGCGCAAGGTCGACGCCTTCGTCCAGGACCAGGTGGCGGCCGAGATCATCCCGGGCGGGCGGGTGTATCTGCACCCGACGCTGAACACGGTCGAGCGCTACAAGAACGGCAGCTGGTACATCGTGATCGAGTACGGCCGCTACTCCCCCAATGAGCACATGATCTTCCACGTCAACGCGGTGGATTCGATCGTGGAAGAGTTCCTGCAGGAGGTGCTCTAAGCCATGGCAACTGAACGCAAGCGGATGATGCTGGCGGGCAGCCTGAACGGCTGGCCGCTGATGCACCAGCTCGAGGAGTTCACCCCGGTGAACATCGAGAAGGAAATGGAGGCCGCCCAGGGCGGCCGCTTCGCCCCCGAGCAGATGATGGTGGGCCTGCGGCAGCTGGAGTGCTCGGTGACGCTGTCCGGTGCCGGCTACGAGCTGGTGATCGCCGGCGGCATCGGCCAGGGCGATACCGTCGAGCTCGACGTGCGCGAGTCGCAGGAAGATCTCGAGGGCAACACCTTTGCCGTGTGGCACCAGGTGGGCGGCGAGGTGATCTCGATCGAGCGTGCGAACGCCAAGATGAAGGAGAAGCCCTCGGTGACGCTGAAGATCGCCCCGGTGCGCTCACGCCAGCTCGAGAACGGCCTGACCCTTCACGACATCAACCTGCGCACCCAGGTGATCAACCTGGGCAACGGCGACATCATGGAGCGCCACCGCCGCAACGTCCTGATGCCCTAACCGGCCGTAGAGCCGCACCCACGCCGCCCCGCTTCCGGCCGGGCGGCGTTTTCTATGCCTGCTACCCGAGGAACACCCCATGAGCTGGAAACCCGCCCCGCACACCCTGCGCTGGCCGCTGACCGTCGCCGACGAGACCTTGACCGCGCTGCCGCTGCGCCCGCTGCTGCACGGCGAGCATGCCGACCTGATCGCGCGCATGGAGGCCCACAAGGCCGACAAGGCCGCTGAGGGAAAGCCGCTTTCTGACGACGAGTATGACCACCAGGTGTTTCTCGCTCTGGCGGTGCTGGCCACCGGGCTGGACGAGAAAACCCTGCTGAAGCTCAAGAAGCCCGACTTCAACGGCCTGGCCCAGCGCGTCTACGAGCTGGTGGCGGCGAAGTCGATCGCGCTAATGGATGCCGACCAGCGCGCCCAGGCCAGCGACCCGGATGCCCCGCCGCTGTTGGTGCCGATCAAGTGCAGCGACGGCATTACCCGCGACGCGCTGACGCTGGAGGTGCCCGACCTGGAGACCACCCAGATGATGCGCAAGATCAGCGACAAGCGGGAGCGCGCCGAGTTCATCACGGCCAAGTGCACCGGCTTGATGACGCAGGATCTCGCCCAGCTGACCGCGCCGGACTGGAACACGCTGCAGGGACGGCTGAACGATTTTTTGAACATGACGGGCGACTTCTTTCGCCTCGGGACATCGACGTCATAACCGACGTGGTGCCGCTCGTTTACCAGGTAAGCGAGCGGGATCTCCTGAAGTGGCCCGTTGACAAGGCACTGCGCCGCTACGAGCTGGCGATGAAGCGGCTGAAGGCCGGACATTAGGAGCCGACATGGCGAGCAGATACAGCGTTACCCTGGCGGCCCAGGACGGCTACAGCGCGGCGTTCCGGTCGTTCTCGGATGCCAGCCGCCAGATGCAGGAGGATATCCGCGGCCAGCAGGCGGAGCTTGGCAACCTCAACCGTGTCGCTCGCCAAATGGACGGCTACCAGGGCCTGCAGGGCGACCTGCGGGCCACCTCGAGCGCGCTGGACGAAGCCCGCGAGCGCCAGGCGCGCCTGGCCCGGGAGATGCGCCAGGCCGAGGAGCCGAGCAAGCGGCTGCAGCGTGAGTACGACCGCGCGACGGCCACGGTCGCGACGCTCTCTGCCGAGCATCGCGCCCAGTCCAACGAACTGAACCGGCTCGAGGGCTCGCTGCAGAATGCCGGCGTGGATCTCTCGCGCTTCGCCGACGAGCAGCGCCGCATCGAGGAGGCGACGCGCTCGGCGAACAGCGTGCTGGCCGACCAGCAGAGCCGCATGCAGGCGGTCAGCGATGCGCAGGCGCGTGTCACGGCCGCCGAGACACGCATCGCCGACAACCGCGCCGAGCGTTCGCGGCTGCGCGGCGAGATCGCCGAGACGCTGGCCCTGGGCTACATCGCCAGCCGGCCGATCAACGCCGCGATGAACCTCGAGACCGCCATGGCCGACGTGGCCAAGGTGATCGACTTCGGGGAGGGCGAGCGGCAGCGCTACGCCAACGCCAACCTGCGCCTGGCGAGTGATCGCCTGATCGCGTCGTCGGGCATGGGCGCGACGGATATCGCCGCGATCCAGTACGCCGCGGGGCAGTCGGGCATCTTCAACGACGTTTCCGGCGATGAGCGCTTCCAGGGGGTGATGGACTTCACCCGCCAGGCCGCGATCATGGCCGCGGCCTTCGACATGAATGCCGGCGACGCCGGCTCGGCCATGGTCTCCTGGCGGATGGGCATGGGCCTGGACGGCGACCAGGTGGCCCAGCTCGCCGACGCGACCAACTTCCTCGGCAACAGCTTCAACACCACGGCGGCGGATCTCTCGCAGCTGATCACACGCCAGGGCGCCTTGGCGGTGAACGCGGGCATGACGCCCGAGCAGACCGCCGCCCTGGGCGCAGCTTTCCTCAACCCCGGCACCGACGCGAACGTCGCCGGTACCGGCATGAAGAACTTCCTGCTGGCTCTGAACCAGGGATCGGCCACGGGCAACCGTCGGCGCGAGGCGTGGTCGGAGCTGGGCTTCGAGCCTGAAGACCTCGCCCGACGCATGCAGCAAGACGCGCCGAGCGTCATCCAGGACGTGCTGAAGGCGATCCGCTCGCTGCCCGAGGAAGAGCGCACGGCGGTTTCCGAGACGCTGTTCGGGCGCGAATCGATCTCGGCGATCTCGCCGCTGCTGGCCAACCTCGAAGAGGTGGACCGCGCCTTCTCGCTGACCAGCGACCAGGCGCGCTACACCGGCTCGATGCTGCGCGAAGCGGAGGGCGTGGCCGACACCAGTCGCACCACCTGGAACGTGTTCACGTCCGAGATGGGCCGCCTGACGACCCAGATCGGCAACGGTATGTTGCCGGTGGTCAACGCCGTGCTGCCGCCGCTGACGGCGGTGGTGGGCTACCTGGCCGACTTCACCGAGCAGAACAGCACGCTGGTGGGCGTACTGGCCGCCGGTGCCGCGGGCCTGATCGCGATGAAAGCCGCGGTGCTGGGCGTGCGCTATGCCGGCCTGCTGACCGGGCAGGTGTTCAACCAGGGCGCGCTGATGCGCGCGAGGCTCGATCAGCGCACCGCCCAGACCGCCCTGGTGGCCGATGGGGCGGTAACGCGCCTGAACGGCGCTATTGCCCGCCTGGGTGCCGTGGGCGGCGCTGCAGGTGCCGGTGGCCGTGGCGGCCGTGGTGGCCGTCGCGGTGCCGGCATGGGCGGTGCTGCTGCCGGCGCTGCCGGCGGGGCTGCCGCCGCGGGCCGGGGTGGGGCTGCTGCCGGCGGCTGGCGGGGCACCCTGGCCGGGCTCGGCAATAGCCGGGCGATGCGCTGGGGTGGCCGGTTGGCCCTGCCGCTGGCCCTGGTCGGCGGTACCGCGGGCATTGCCCACGCTGCCAGCGACGGCAACGCCGAGGACGTCGGCGCGGCTACCGGCGGCATGCTGGGCGGCATGGGTGGCTGGATGGGTGGCGCCGCGGGTGGCGCTGCTCTGGGCACAATGGTGCTGCCCGGGGTGGGTACCGCCGTGGGCGGTGCCGTGGGTGGCATCGCCGGCGGCATCGCCGGTACCGCGGCGGGGCAGTACGTGGGCGAGAAGGCCGGCGCGCTGTGGCGCTGGGCCTTCGGCGACGACGAGCCCGACGAGAAAGCCGACCGCCTCGAGGAGATGCAGCGCAACATGCAGCCGGCCGCCGCCGGCAGCAGCAGTAGCGGCGGCGGCGGGATCCTGGGCGGCAGCTCCGGCAGCTTCACCCAGCAGGTGCGCGAGGCGACCGCTACCGCGCCCGCCGAGCCGACGGCGCCGCCGTTGCTCGCGGCCCCGGCCCTGGCGGCTGCCGAGGCGGTGGCACCGCCCACGCTGGGCGGTGGTGGCGTGCTGGGTACCGGCAGCGGTGGTTTCACCCAGCAGGTGCGCGAGGCTGCCGAGGTGCACCGTCTGGCCCTCGAGGAGCTGGACGAGCGGCTGAGCAACCCGCCCAGCCTGCTCGCGGCGCCGA